TTCCTAAAAATCCTAATATACCTTTGGATTTTTTCTTATCTTCATCTTCTTTTAACTTCTGTAATTTTGTCTGATTGACTCTGTTTTTTTTCAACTCTCTTTCATATTTTTCTTCTCTTTCTTTTGCATTAACAAAAAACATATCTGCTTTTGTTCTGGCATCTCCACCTTTCAACTTGACCAACTTAACCATATTCTGTCTTATGACGTTTACATCCCTATGTAATGCTGGTAAAACCATGGTATTTTTTGCAGCCATTTTTGTGTTAAAAGATATTGTTTCTAAAATTGGTTTAATTTCGTCGAATGATGTAGACTGAAGCGAGGATTTTGATATTTCAGATGCGCCAGTTTTAGATTGATATGCTTTTAATCCTGGAAACAAAGCAGCCATTAACCCCTTTTGGTTTATTAATTGTCGAGGGTCAAATTTTTCTTTTAATCTTTCTTTTAATCCACCAGCAATCGATCCGGCGATACTTCCACCTTGACTCCTTCGGTAAGCTACAATTTCGGCTAATCTATTTGCTGGAGGATTATTTTTTTTAGTTGCCATTTTTTATCTCTTTTGATTTTGTGCGGCTTTCAATCTTTCCGCTTCTTCTTCTAGATATCGCATTAACATATTCACATAGATATCTTTTTCCCACGGAATCAAATTCTCCAACTCTGTCAAACTATATTTGTGGTGTTGCATTAGAGCAAAATTGGTGTGATAATGATTCTGTAGGTTGTCATGACCAAATATTATTCGAAAAAACTTTGTAGACCTTCAAGTTCAATGTTTTCATGATATCCACATTTTTTACATTCAAAATCAACTTTCTTTTTCATCTTAGGCATAGTATCAAAGAAAACTTTTATTTTTTCTAATTCTTTTGATTGTAATGAATCTAAAAATTCCATTAGTTCTTCGCTTGATGAATCTTTTGCATAATAAATGTTGTCTTTGTCGTAGATATAGTCAATGCAATTAATAATCAATTCTAAAACTACATTAAAATCATCAACTTCTGTATTATCTTTAATTAATGACATTTTTGGATACTTCATAACAATACCCAAGTCGTTTGTGATTTCTATTTTATTTGTATGTTCCGGATTTTTTGTCGGTTCAACTTCTAAAATGTTGAGTTCCATTTCAACTAAACTGTTGCACTTTTTGGGTTCTTCTTCCGTACCAACATCATTGTTACAACGATAACGAAGCTTTACAACTTCTCCAATAGATCGAGCTCTAAGATTTAAAAACAGATATTCGATATCAAAAGTTGGCAATTCTTTTATTTCAATATCACTTATAATACAATTGTTTAAAACTTGTATAATTGTGTCTACTGAATATTTTGCATCGTCAGATTCATATGCCATTAGAAATAATTTTTCTTCCTTTACCGTGAAAGGTCTGAATCTTACTGACTCTCCAGAAGAAGGTAATTTTATTTCATATACTGGAACATCAATTTTAGGTAACATAGTATCTCCATTTAAAATCTAAAGAAATTTTCAAATAATTTTGTGCTTTTCGCTCCGAAATAGGATGCTGCTGCTTCTCCAAGGTCTGTATAACCTTCATAGATGGGTTCATATTTTTGATATGCAAATTGAACAGTCAATCTATGATAACCATCATCACCCCAAGCCAAGGGCATTGCAGCAACACCTATTGGAAATGCATCTATTAATTTTACTGCATAAACTTGTTTAATGAAATCATCATATTGAAGAATTTGTATGTTGGACATATAACGAGTTTCTTCATCATGGGAGAATCTTAAATTGTTTGTAATTGGATTCATTATAGAACTAATCCAAGAATCAAATAATTTTCTTTCATAGAAATCATTTGTACAAATAAACCCCAAACTTATATCATTGTATTGTTTTTGATAAGGAACTTTAAAGGAAGGTCCATAAATTTTGACATCAGCTGTTTGTAATGTTTTTCCTGGCAACTCTGCTGTTTCACATTGTAGCGATAGATATCTTGTTATATTAGGGTTTGATCCTCTTCTTGGATCTCCTGATGGCCAAGATTTTCCTGTTCTTTCATAAGTTGTTGCGCGACTAACCCAATCGGTAACATCGGTAACTAATGTGTTTGGTAAATTTAACAATTGTTCCAATACGTTACTGTCTATGTTACCGTCAATATATCGTGGAATAGGAAGAATCATTTTAAACCTATTTGGTCTGGCTAACCCGTCTTTAGATTTTATGTGCGATAGAAATAAAGTTGGTGTAAAAGACATTAAAATAATTCCTTTGAGTCCTGAAATACTTGTGATTTTGAAATAGGTTTTTTTTCTGAAGTAAAACTTTCTACCGGTAACAAAGCAGCAATATCCCACTCATCTGCACTAATCTCTAAAAATCTAGATTGCATTTGAGTAAATAGATAACGCTTTATACAGGCATTTTGTTCAAAAATTTTAGATGCTGACTTTAGTGTTTGATAAGATAACCTAAGTTTTGTGGTGTTATCAAACTTGTCGTTCGTTGCATAGGAACTTAGTTTATCAAGTAATATTAATCTTTGTTTTGGATGAATATAGTGAATATTCAATCCTAAAAATCCGTCGTTATATGGTTCTATTGGCAAAACTAAAGGAAAGGTATCATAGTACTTCATTTTGTCTTTAGTCTTAGGATCATAAACGAAAAAGTAAAGTTTGCCAACAATACTTCTTTCACGAAGTCTTGCCATGTCATTCATCAAACTTGCTTTAGTGGGTTTTAAGTTTGCGACTTTCGTGCGTAACCAATCTCTAGATTCTCTGGACCTAGAGGCGAAACCTTCTTTTTGTAGTGAAGCTTGAATACGGTCGATTAGATATGCCATCGACTATTTATACTAGACCTAAATCCCTTTCGGTGAGTATTTTGAACTGCCAACCTCTTTCTTTACAGAATATATCGGCGGCTTTCCACTTCTCTTGATTTATGGCATAGGTCATAGACTCTTGTAGAAATCTTTTTGTTTTTCTTTTCTGTACGGGTCTTTTAGTTTGAACTTCTGGTTTCACTTCTAAAATATGAGTCATCACCGACCCGTCCTTTTTCTGAGTTTTTACTATGAAGTCTGGAAAATAACGGTGCATTTTATTGTCTATTGGACTTCTGTATGGAATAAACAATTCTTCAGATGCCCACCAAACTACTCCCGGATTTTCATCTAGGTACTTCATAACCCTCAGTTCCCAAGAAGAACGAAAGATTATGTTGGTAGTATCACCCTTATATTTTGACGGGTTGAGTGGAGTAAACTTTCCTGTATATGGCATAAATATTATATATTCAACAAAGGAAAGATATGCCTTTTTTCAGTTTAACAGACATAAAGATAAAAGATCCCACAAACACGGCTCAACGGGGTTCTCTTTTACCTAGTGCATACGAGAGTAATGTACTTAGATACCCACTCGATATTGGTTCCTTAGATAAGGGACACTATATGGTGATACATGTTAACCAACAGGTAAAAACTCAAAAGGCTTTTAGAAGAGATACAACTAACGATCTTCCTACAATTTTGCAAAATCAAAAAAATAACGGAACTGCACAAGCTTTATCTTCTACAGGCCAAAATTTAAAAACTTTTTCTAATGATGTAACAAATTTAAAAGAAACTAAACAGTTAATCAATTTTGCTGGACAGATAAAAGATATAATATCATCTTCAGTTTCCAGAGGAGTTCAGTCACTTGGAGTTTCGCCGGATACCATTAAAAGTATCGCCGAAAAATCCGATAGTGTTGTCGCAGGAGCCGGCGAAGTTCTTTTTTCTGGTGCGGACCTATTTACTAGTGGAAAAGGTTTGAGAACTATTGAGAGAACAACTGATACGGTTGCTCTTTATATGCCAGATACTTTAAGTTTCACAAATAATCAACAATATTCAACGGCTGAATTTGGTAATTCTCCTTTAGCTTTATTATCGGCTGCAGCTGCAGGTTATAGTTCTTTAAAGGAGTATCAGGGTGATAAATTAAAGGAGACCATTAGAAATATAACTCCATTTATCGCTTCTAGAGCATTACAGAATTTTGGCGGTAATGCAGGCACAGCAGTTTTTGCTTCGGCTACAGGCACAGTAATTAATCCTCAATTAGAATTAATTTATACATCTCCATCTTTTAGAGAATTTAGATTTGATTTTATGTTATATCCAAGAAGTTCAAAAGAAGCTTTAGAGATACATAAAATTTTAAACAGACTTAGGTTTCATCAAGCTCCAGAAATCTTACAAGAAGGTTCTGCTGGAGGATTAGGTGCTTTCTTTTTAGTTCCTCCTTCAGAATTCGATATTAAATTTTATTATAATGGAAGAATAAATCCAAACATTCCACCAATTTCAACTTGCGTTTTGACTTCGATTGATACCGATTATGCACCTAATGGCTGGTCTGCATATGAAGTTCCTGGTAATGCTGGTAGACCAGTTTTAGGTAAGACTGGTATGCCGGTCGGTATAAAATTATCGTTAGTTTTCCAAGAAACAGAAATTCTTACAAAACAAACTTACAACGACAGGGGTGGACTTTCAGTTACGGATTTTTCTGGCGATGAAAATAACTCAATCGAGAGTCGTAGCTCCTCTGCTCAATTAAGATAAAAAAATGGCAAAATATTTTAATTACTTCCCTCAAGTTCCTTATTTCAACGATGACGAAAAAACTTCGGTTGATGTTGTAACGAACTTAACTTTTAAATTTAAATTTAATGATGCCTTTAGAGAAAACTCTGTAGTTTATTATGATTACATTGTTCCTGAAGGTGAAACACCCGAAATACTTGCTTCGAAAATTTATAATTCACCCGAAAGACATTGGATCATACTGATGGTAAATAATATAATAAATCCATCAAACGATTGGCCAATGAATGGTTATTCTTTGAACAAATATATTAATTTAAAATATTCCACCAGCGAGTATGCCGATACAGCGAACACTTCAAATACAGGTATTCAATGGGCAGAATCTAACGTTAAAGAATATTTTGTAAAAGAAAAGAAAACTATAATAAGTACTAAACAAAGTGAAGAAAAAACAATAATTATAACACAACAAGATTATGCAAATACTTCTCCAGTTACTTCTAATAATTATACATTAAGTGATAGTACACAAATAGAACTAAGAAGAACTAGAGGAACAAAAACATACTATGATTATGAAATAGAAAATAATGAAGAAAAAAGAAAAATTAAACTATTAAAACAAGAATTCGTGCCTTTTGTTGAAAAAGAATTCAGACAACTAACCAAATAATATGGAATTAGATTATTTTAAATCTACTGGTTTTAGAATAAAAGAATTAAAAATCAGTACAAAAAATGAAACAGAATTAGATATAACACAGTTATATGAAGAGTTAAACATTTTTGATTCTATTTTTCAACCTTGTCTTAACGGTAACATTCTAATAAAAGATTCTAGTGGATTGATACACAATTTACTTTTGGATGGTAATGAGTTTCTTTTGGTAAATATCGGTAAAACTAATGATGATGAATTGAGTATAAAAAGAATATTCAGAATTTATAAATTAACCAATAGAAAAATGGTTAACATGAATTCTGAAACATATATCTTACATTTTGTTTCTGAAGAATTTATTCAATCCACCGTGACAAGAGTCTGTCAATCTTTTGGTGATAGAACTTTAACAGAGATTGCTCTATTCATATTAAAAGATTATATGAAAGCGCCAGATAGTAAAATAAAAGATGGCATTTTTGACCCCTCTTTAGGTGTAAAGAAGATAGTTTTTCCGACAGTTTCACCGATTAAGGCTATAACGGAGGTTGCTAAACTGGCAATTGATGAAAGGGGAACTCCTGGATTTTTATTTTTCGAGAATCTTTTCGGTTACAATTTTGCTAGTTTAAGGAATCTTCTAGAAAGAAAGTCAATATTTAATATTAATTTTAATCCTAAGAATTTAAACACTTCAGGAGAAGTTTCTGATTTTTTAGGTGTTAGACATTTTGAAGTTTTGCAACAATTTGATTTGTTGGATAATATCGAAAAAGGAGTTTATGGTGGAAAATATAAAGCCTTTGATCCACAAACACACGATTACGTTGAAATGTTGTTTACTTACGACAGTATAAATCATCCTAGAAATCCAGAGAATTCTGCACCATCAATTGGTAATATAAGAACATATGATGGTTCTGTAATGGATTCACATTTTGATGCTTCGTTTATAAGAGGTACAACAAATCTACTGGCTGATTTTGATGAAGGTATTAGGGAGGACGATGAAGATTCTTCTCAAAAAAGAATTGACTATGAAAATATCGTGTTTCAAAGACAAGCAATTTTCGGTCTGTTCTCATCACAGAGAGTCAAACTTGTTGTTCCAGGTAACTTCTTGTTATGTTCTGGAAATAATGTTTTCTTGCATGTACCAAAGTTTTCTCAAAAAACTCCAGGAGAAGATAATTGGGATAGAACTCTGTATGGAAGTTATATGATTGTTTCTTCACGACACATGATAAAACCAAATGGAATTCATGAAACCATTTTTGAGGCTTGTACTAATAGTTCAAATAGAAGTGAAAACAATGTAATGTATGATAGAAATAGTTATTTAAATGGGGACTATAATGCTGCTTGAAGAGAATAAAGAATACGAAGGTGTAGTTGTTGATAATGTAGATCGACTAGGTAAATTTAGACTGAGAGTCTTTATATTTGGTTATCATGATTTAACCGGAACTAGAATTAAGGTTGAACATCTACCTTGGGCATTTTCTGGCCAACTTCAAAGCTTTCAATCTACACCGCAAATTGGTTCGATTGTAAAAGTAAAATTTAATTTTAGTAACCATCAGAATACGACTTGGTATCCAACTTCACAGTATACAAAAACTGGAGGTAAAGTAAAAAGTCCTTTGCCTTTTCTTGTTTATAACCCCGAAACAGAAAAGTTTATAAATTCTTTTAATGCTTATAATGATAAACAATTAGATTCTTTAAATAATCAAATACAAGAACTTGAAAATCAAAAATTAGAATTTGAGTCTCAATTAAAACAATTAAAAACAGAATTAGATCAATTAAATTCTCAAGAAATAAATCCAATAGACGAATTGTCGAAGTTGACTACTGAAAAAGATGTATTAGAAACTTCTATAGAACAACTAAACGAAGCTGAAGTTAGAGAAAATAATAGTTATGCTCAAAAAATAAGTACAGATAAAAAATTTGCGTTAGAAAATTGGAATAAAGGTTTGATAATCATTGGTGGAAGAATACCGTTAGAATCAGATAGTTCCTTTGCAACTTATGCTGAATATGAACAAAGTTATACTTTACGAACAGTGTCTTTACATGAAGATGCTTTGCAACAAATTAGAAGTAGTAGAGCTCAGTTTATTTCGGAATCTGGCGCTATTAGTGAAAAAATAAAAGAGACAAGTTCAAAATCATCAAACTTAAATGAAAGTAGTAAATCTATACAAACAGAAATAGATGCAAAAAGTCGTCAGATTTCTGAAGTAAATTTAAAAATTAACACACTAAAAGGATCAGTTCCCTCTGGTACCGTGGCAACAACAACTGGAGAAAATTTACAAGAACAAAATGCACAAATCAGTCGAGTTGATAAAGAGACTGGTAAAGTTTATGCAAATGTTAATGGTCAGGAAAAATTAATTGGAGTTTGGACAGGACTTTATTATTATACACCAGGTTTTAATGGTCAACCGGGAATTCCCATCTATGATAGACCGACTAATGAATTTATTAAAGAAGAATCTTATTTGGTAGCTTCTGACATACACGCAGCAAAAAGAGGTAATACCACATCGAATCATCCATCACAAAATCCTTCAATTGAATCTTCAAACAATGATAAGACCTGGAACTGTGATATATCTTATGAAACTAAACTGAAAATATTAACTAAACGTCAAGAAGTAATGATGGCAGTAAAATGGTTGAGAGATCAAATTGCAGGATTTTTTACTGGGTTATCCGATTCAGCTATTAGTCAATGGATTCGAGCAACAGTTAAACAACTAACGGCTGTTTTAAAATCGATTCAAAAATTTTTGAAATTTATAAATGATGTAGTATTAGAAATTGCTAAAATAACCGCACAAATAAGACAATTAATTTCTTGGATTTTAAGTTTACCTGCTACACTATTGGTTCTATTGCAGGACTGTTTAACACATTTCTTCAATTCGATATCTGATGCATTTTCGGAATCTTTGTCTATAGGAGGAGATTCTCCAAATTCATCATTTACTGAAATTACTGAATTAGTAAACCAAGCTCAAAGTACATTTGGCACAGCCATGGAAACTGTTGAGGCTACTACGATAGTTTACACTGAAATTAAAACGATTGAAGCAACATTTGAAAAGGTATAATGATGGCAGATACAGAAGTTAGTAAACCACAGGGTGATAGTACATGGTATGAACCGGATTCGCAAGCAGCAAATTCTGCGTATACTCATAATCATGGTTATTATACAAATTCCGGTCATTTTGTTGAGATGGATGATACTCCAGGATCAGAAAGAATAAGATTACAACATCGCATAGGAAATTATACTGAGATACAATCTGATGGTACCGAAGTTCACAAAATAGTCGGTGATAGTTATGAAATCACAGTAAAAAATAATCACGTTTATATAGAAGGATATTGTAGTGTCGTAATAAAAGGAGATTCAAAATTAAGTGTTGAAGGCGATGTATATCAAAATATTCAAGGAGATGTTTTTCAAAATGTTGAAGGAGAAATGAATGCTGTTGTTTCTGGAGAGATAAATCTAACTTCAGAATCAGACGTTAATATAACTGCTGGTGGTTTAAGTGGACAAGTTAATATAAATGCGCCTTTTGGAGTTCATATAGATAGTGATGTTACAGTAAGTGGTTCAATATCTTCAACTGGTTATATAGCTAGTAGTGAAAACATCGTAGCATCCAAAAAAGTTTTTGGTGCTTTGGGATTAGTAACTCCATTAGGCATTCAAGTAGGAATACCTGATGCCGGTCCAGTTTCTCCGGGAATCTTATCTACTGGACCGATTACTTCTTTCACTTCAGTTACAGCTCCAGTTTTGAACGATGTTTATGGACCAATTGCTTTGTTTAGAGCGATATATACGGGACATACTCATCCAGCTCCGTCAGGAGTAACTGGCATACCTTTCCAAGGAGCTTTATAATGTCAAATGTTTTAGGTAGACTCACTTCGTCTTTCGATTCAGAAAAATTTGGTGATGATGTAATTTTGAGTGATATGGCAAAACAATTCTTGAATACGAATCCGATAAAGGTGTCTGCTTGGGCGGCTAATGATTTATCGAACGGTGCGGTTACAAGAACCGATTATTTTCAAAATCCAATATCTTCTATTATTACTTCAATATCATCGAATGTAAATTCTATTATTACTTTGTGTACGAATGATCCGGCAAATAGTTATCCTTTAGCAACCTCATCGATATTAAACTTAGCAAATTCTTCTAATAATTTAATAACTCAACTTAATTTATTTTTAGACCATACGAATAGAATTTCTGGTGTTTCGACAGCTATTGTTGATACTACAACCGGCGGATTAAAACCTAACTATCAAACTTGCATAGGAGCTGGAGGCATACTTCTAACATTACTTGCAACTACTGATAATGTTAGAACGGCAGAGCCTATGTTAAATCATTTTACAAGTTTGTATATAGAAGATGAGTTGTCAGCAAATAGTTGGAATATAGGAAACTCAAAAGTTTCACTGCAAACTGTACCATCTTCACTGACATCTTCGCAGGTAAATGCGATGAATGTAATAATAAACACGGCAAATACTCTAATATATCAAAGAAGAACAGAGGATGAGAATTATTTCTATACCTCACAACAAATTATAAATGAATATCAGTTGTTAAATTCTTTACAAAACTCTGGTAGTACAGAGAGGAACCTAATTAACAGTAAAATTGGAACTACAAAACTTAAAAACTCTATAGGTAGTTGAATAAATAATAAATGGCAAACATTACTACGAATGTCGCAAGAACGTATAAGGATTTAGACCTCCTTTTCAATGTTCATCCGATAAAAAAAGATATTAATAAGCACACTGCTGAGATGGCAGTAATTAATTCTATTAAAAATCTAGTTCTTACAAATCACTATGAGAGACCATTCCAACCAGAACTTGGTTGTAACGTTTCTAAACTTTTGTTTGAGAATTTGGATTTTGTCACTGCGGCCTCTTTGGAAAGAGAAATACAACAAACCATTAATAACTTTGAACCTAGGGCTTCTGTTTATAGAGTAAAAGCTATTCCCGATTATGATAACAATGGTTTTACTGTTGACATGGAATTTTTAATAAGAAATAGAACAGAACCCGTAACAATAACATTTTTTCTGGATCGAGTAAGATAAATGACAGATCGTTTAAGAGTAACAGAACTTGATTTTGATACAATCAAAACAAATTTAAAAAGTTTTTTAAAAAGTCAAAACGAATTCTCGGATTATGATTTTGATGGTTCTGGATTAAGTGTTCTTTTAGATATATTGGCCTATAATACTCACTACAATGCCTATTATCTGAACATGATTGCAAATGAATCGTTTTTGGATACGGCACTATTAAGAAATTCAGTTGTGTCACATGCCAAAAAATTTGGTTATGTTCCTAGATCGTCAACAGCTTCGAGAGCCACAATTAATTTTACAATTAATACTTTGAATTCTACTCCAGGTAGTTTAACTTTACCGAGAGGATATACGTTTCTCTCAAGTTTATTGGATGATAGACTTTACAACTTTGTTACACTTGAAGATACTACAGTTTCTAAGACGGGAACAAACTTTGTTTTTTCAAATTTAAAGATATATGAGGGTTCATTAAACAGATATTCGTATAATCATTCGCAAGCATCCAACCCAAAACAAATATTTGCTATACCAGAAGCGAATATTGACACTTCTACTTTAAAAGTCACTGTACAACAATCCACATCAAACACTGATACTGTTGTCTATAATTTATCGAGTGATGTAATTAATCTTACTGCAAATTCACAAGTTTATTTCTTACAAGAAGGAGTAAATAATCAATATGAGATTTATTTTGGTGATGATGTAATTGGTAAAAAACTTCCTGATGGTGGTGTAGTGAATGTTACCTATCTTTCCACAAGTGGATCTGTGTCAAATAAAGCCAATAGTTTTATTGCAACTGCACCTGTATCTTCGTTTACAAACTTTACAGTTAATTCTGTTGCAGCTGCAGCAGGAGGATCAGAAAGAGAAACTGTAGATCAAATTAAGTTTGCTGCTCCTTTACAGTTTACTTCTCAGAATAGAGCAGTAACCAAAAATGATTATATTAAGATAATACAACAAAGATATCCTCAGTTTGATGCGGTAAACGTCTGGGGTGGTGAAGAAAATATTCCTCCAGTTTATGGTAAAGTTTTTATTTCTGCAAAGCCAAAATTAGGATTCGAAGTTTCTGATACCGAAAAAGATTATTTTATCAATGAAATAGTAAAACCAGTGAGTGTATTAACAGTTACGCCAGAATTTGTAGACGTTGACTATAATTTTATTAAATTAATTTCTAGTGTTTATTATGACCCAACAAAAACAGATTTAAATACTTCTACCTTACAATCTAAAGTAACTACTTCTATAAATTCTTTTGCAAATCAGAATTTAAATAAATTTAATTCTGTTTTTAGTTCTTCGAAGTTGAGAACAAATATTGATAATAGTGATACTTCAATAACATCAAATGAATTAGAAATATTTTTATCAAAAAGATTTAGACCTATTTTAAATCAAACTAATACTTATACTTTAGATTTTGGTATAGAACTATCAAGAGGAACAACATTAGATAATTTTTATTCTTCACCAACATTTACAATTTTAGACGAAAATTTAGTAACAAGAACTTGTTTCTTAGAAGAAGTTCCATCTTCATTCACTGGTGTGGAAACAATAACTGTAATAACACCAGGATCCGGATACACTTCAACTCCGACTGTTGAAGTTGTAGGTGATGGCCGTGGAGCCAAAGCATCAGCTATCATCGTTAATGGCAAACTAAGTTCAGTAAAAGTTACAAACCCTGGTGTTGGATACACAACTGCTGCAATAAGAATAATTGGTGGAGGAGGAACGGGAGCAACTGCTGATTCTGTTTTGGAAAATAGATTTGGTAAAATAAGAATAGCTTATTTTAAACCAGATGAGGTTACAAGTAGAAGTACAAAGGTTGTATTAAATTCGGAAAAGAATGAAGGCTTTACTGGAGTAATTGATTATGTTTTAGGAAAAGTTACTATTAATGATTTTGCTCCACTGTCTATTGATAATGATTTTGGTGAATTATCAATTAATGTTAGACCAAAATCAACTGTTTTACAATCCGTAAAAAACAAAATGTTAGCTTTTGATGTAGCTGATCCAACTAGTGTTGTTGTGCAATTGAAAGTACTATCTTAAAATGGTACAATTAGTCACTTCTAGTTTAGTTTCAAGCCAACTTCCTGATTTTATTAGATCGGACAACCCGAAGTTTGTATTATTTTTAGAGAAGTATTATGAGTGGTTAGAAAAAAGTAATAATGTAATTTTTGAAACTAACTCACTATACGATTCTAAAGATTTAGATATCGCTGATGAATATTATATAAATGAGGTAGTAAAAGAAATACTACCTTATTTTCCAAAAGAAATTCTTTTAGATAAATCAAAATTTATAAAACATGTTGGTGAATTTTACCGAAGTAAAGGTACTCCAGAATCTTTAAAATTTCTTTTTAGGGTATTGTACAATGAAGAGATAGAAGTTTATTTTCCAAAAGAACAGATAATAAAGTTATCAGATGGAAAATGGGTTCTTCCACTATCTTTAAGAGTAGAAACTGGCGACAATAATATATTTGATATAGAACGTT